AGGGACTTCAGAATCCATTGGATGCCGAGGTAGGTGAACTGGGTGCCGATTTCCGGGGTCTCGCCGGTCTTCAGGACGCCGTCGAGGGTGATTTCCTGAAAGAGGTCGTCCAGGCGGTCGGTGATGACACGGCCTTCTTCGTCCATGACTTCGACGTCGATCTTGAAGCTCTGGGACAGGGAGTCGGACTGGAGGGTCGCATAGGTGACCGTGCCGTAAAGTCCGTAAAAGTGGGCTACTCCGTAATCAATCGAAGACATGGTCGTATGCGTTTAGCCAAGTGTCAAGGGGACGGAGGCATGACGCCCCAGACGGTGTATTCCAGCACGTTTCCGTAGCGTCGCTGGCTCATGCCTTCCTCGTCATTCTCAATCCACAGGTCGTACAACTGGCCGTCGGTGGAGGGGTTCCAGAGGGATTGCAAGGCCGGCACGTCGCGCATGGCCCCGATGACCTCCACGACCCTAGCCCGGTGGACTTCCAGCGTCTCGTCGTCGGCGGACGAGTAGATGTAGAGTTTCAGGGTCGCCTTGTAGTTGCCTAGGGTCTGGGAGCCAAGGTCATCAATGTTGCTGCTGGACTCGGCGTGGGCGATGATGATCGGGATGACCCGGATGTCGTCGGTCACGCCCTTATGCACGGCGATGCCTGGGAACAGCGGCGCGAGGTAATCGGCCACCCTCGTTTCGAGGACGGTGCGGAAACTGAAGAAGGGAGGGGTTGGCATTAGGGTGTATTGGTAAGTGTGAAGCCTTTTAGGCGGTTGATTACGTCTATCAACTTGCCGTGATTGCGCGGGGCTTGCAAATGCTTGACGATGGCCACCCGCATGGCGAAGGCCCGGTGGTTCATAGCCATCCGCATGAAGTGGTAGCCTTGGCTGTAGTTACGACCAACGGTCGAGCCGAGCTTGATGGTAGGGTGGGCCGTACCAAGGCGCGGCACATAAATAGAGGTCCCCGCACCTTGGTTCATAATCCAAGCGGAAGTAGGCATCCTGCCGAGTTTCAGGCCGGCGTAGTACCAGCCGGACTTGAGTTTTCCGACGCGCTGCTGCACCCGCTTGATGTAGGACTCGACGGGCTTCCAGTCGTCGACGTAGAACTTCTCCGAATCACGCATCTTTGAAACCTTGTAGGAAGGCTTCCCACGCAGGCTTTCATGGATGTTTTTAATCCTGCCTTCAGTAGTTCCAAGAAGGAACTTGGCGTTCGATGCGGCCTTGTTTCCCATGATTCTAGTAAAATAATCAAGCTCACCTTGGCCGATGATGCCGCCTCGGTCTTTGATCATCTGAAAGACATAGCCGGGGTCGGACACCTGCGGCAGTTTCATCTTGGCCCTAGCCCAGGCCGAGAAGACACCGATATGATTACGAGCCGCAACTGAAGCAGCGGAGGCAAAGTGCAAAGGGGAAAAAATCTTACGGACGTCACGGCTGACGGCGTCCCTTCCCTTGTTGCGAGCCTTGTTGCCAAAACCTCCGTCACCACCGCTTGTAATTGACGGCTGTGAGCCGGAGAACGGGGGCGTGAAGTCGCACATATCCTTGGCGAACAACCGCGCCTGCTGCTTCACGATTTCCTCTGAAGTCTTACGCATGACCAAGGCGTAAATGGCCAGATGCTTGGCCATCTGGGTATAGTCGACCTTGATGCCCTTGGCGACTGTGACCACTTGGGCCATTACTGAACCTTGGTCTGAACCTTGACGATGACCCAGGCGGAGGGGGTGCGGTCCGTCACGGTCATAATGCGGAACTCCTGACCCCCATAGGCCACCACATTCCCGAAGGCGATCAGACCCGGGTGGGCGGCGGCGTCCGTCCGCAGGAACTTCATGTCGAACGAGGTCTGGTTCATAAAGCCCCCCGTTTCCAAGTCCTGCATGATGGCCGGCTGCGACATCAGCGCGTTTAAGGGTACTGGCGTCCCGCCTGGGACGTTTTTAACGGTCACGGCCTTAGGGATCTCGGAAAGGATTTCCGAGGCGTCTACAGCCCATTCGTCCGTGATTCCCGACATGGGTTTAGCCCATTGTCAAAATAAGAAACCCTCCCCCCGTGGCGCGGGGAGAGGGCTTCGCATTGTCGCTTTGGGGGATTTTAAACTCCCCCGAAAGGTTACGAGCTGAACTTGATGCGCTGGAGGGCGTTGGGGTTACCAACAGCCGAACCGACGAGCCAGAGGGCAGACATATTGTGCTGACCGGCCTGCCAGTTGTACCAGTAGCGGAGAGCGAAGGAGAACTTGCTGTCCGGGTCTTGGACGACCATCTGTTCGCCACCGCCCGTGGTCGGGGTAGCAGGAACACGGGTCACGATGACGAGACCTTCCTTGCAGGAGGCCACGCCGTTGAGACCTTCGGTGAAGGCGGTGCCGGAGGTCGGGAAACCGTTGTACTCGGAGACGCTGAAACCGTGGAGGTTCTTGCTGATCGAGTTGTTCTGGATGACGTCGCTGTTACCGTAGGAGAACGTCTGGGCGACAGAGGCATCCTGAACGAGCTGGCCCATAGCGTCGGGGCTAAGGAGCAACTTACGACCGATGTGGGGCAGGTTAGCCTTGGTCAGGTTCTTGGCGGCGTTGGCCACGGCGATGCGGTTGAAGCCGGAGGTGGCACCCGAGTAGGCTTCGGAGGCGAAGTTAGCGGCGGTCACCTTGGAGAGGACTTCGTCGAACAGCGACTTCTGGACGGCGTTGGCGATCGGGGCGAAGAAGAGGCGACGGAGGCGTTCCAGGCTGAGAGTGGACGCTTCGTAGTCGGTGAAGGCGACGTCGACATACTTCAGGTCGGCGATGGTCACGGGGACGTCGGTCGAGGTGGCAGAAGCAGGGACGAATCCGTTAGCCGGGTTGAAGGTCGTGGCCGTGAAGGCGTCGGCGTAACGGGTGTGAACCGTGGTGCCGCGCTCGGCGACGTAGTTGCCGAAGTCGGTGACGGCGATTTCCGTCAGGGGAACGAGTTCGGGGACGAGGGTGCGGAGGGACTCTTCAGCGACGAGCTGGAGGGTCAAGCCACCAATGCTGTTAGACATAGTAGGGAGTTAGGTTGGGTTGGAGAGGGGAAAGGATCAGCGAAGGCCGGCAGCGCGGAGGATGGCCGGACGGTTCTTGCTGTAGAAGTCAGAGGCGGCTTTGCCGTCCTTCTGTTTGAGGGCCACCCACTCGGCGGAGATATCCTCGTCGCTCTTGGAGGTAGCGGCGACTTCGGCGGGGGTGACTTCAAGGGGGGTGACGCCGACGGAGGCGGCGATGGCAGCGGCTCGCTTGCCGGCGGTTTCCTGCGAGGCGTGGATTTCCTTCGCCTGGGCTTCGGCCTTGGAGCGAAGTTCATCGGCGGCGGCGAGCTTGGCCGAAAGGTCATCGACCTTGGCGGCGAACTCGGCGAGCGAAGCGTCCTTGGCGGACATCGCAGCGGTCATTTCATCGACCTTGGCGGACAGGGAGGCAACTTCGCTGGCCTTGGCTTCGACCTCGGCGGTCTTGCCGGTGAAGGCTTCCTTCAGCGAGTTAAGGCGTTCTTCGAGCGTCATCTTGGTTTTAGCCAAGTGTCAAGCCTTGGGCTTACAGTCGGTGTCGATGGGGGGGCATCCATCGTCAGGAATCTCGGCTTCGTCCTCGTCTTCGTCTTCATCCGAGTCCGTGCCGTCAGGCTTCTTCTTTTTCTTCTTTTTCTTCTTCTTGTCGTCGGAGATCGGGGGGACGCCGTCCTTGTCGTCACCCTGCTCGGGCGAGACGTCAGCCGCCTGGGCGTAGCCGGCGGGGCCGGTCGACGGCACCTGCTTCTCGGCGCGTTCGTAAATGGCGTACTCCTCGGGGTCGATGGCCATGAGGAGGTCGTCAAAGGTGTTCATCAGGCCGGAGACCAGGCTCTTCTCCGCGCCCTTCTTGCCGGACCAGCATTGACCCTGCATATCGGCTTCGTCGGCGTAGGTGCGGACGGACTTGATGTCCATGATGAACCACTTGTGCATCTCGTCGACGTCGTCTTGGAAAAGTTTACGCTGCTCGGGGGTCATCGACGTACCCGTGTAGCCAGCACCCTTGGCCCAGCCGGCCTTGATGAGGTCGACCGTGATGCCTTCTTCGGCGTAAGCCGCCTTCATGTCGTAGATCGGGATGTAGACCCCGATGGAGCCGACGACGGAGGACGGGGACACGAAGACCTCGTCGCATTGGCTCATCAGCCACATCCCAGCAGAGCAGGACTGCTTGCAGGTCCAACCGATGGTCCGCTTCTTGCAGGCGCGGATACGAGCAGCCATCTCGGGGACGCCGGTGACCGTGCCGCCAGGCGTGTCGAAGTCGAGGATGATGGTTTCGACGCCCGGGTCACGCTCGGCGTCTTCCAGCATCTCTTGGATGTCCTCGATATCCGTGGCACCCATCATCTTTTCAAGCTCGGTGAGGCCGGAACCAATCACGCCCTTCACGGGGATGATGGCCAAGTCGCCGCTCTTCACCATCATCGGCTTCGGGCCGAAGAGCATCTCCATCATGTCCTCAAGGTCGTCGCCGGCCTTCAGGTCGGAGGGGGACAGGCTGGCCACCTTCTCAAGGTATGCCTTGGCCTTCGCCGGCTCGATGAGCATCGGCGAGAAGGTCTTGAAAGCGTTAGAAAGGGAATACATAAATTATTTGTTGAAGGTTTTTTCGTCGTCCGGGTCGACGTCATGTTCGTCTTCCACGATCTTCGCACCGTCGTCCATCTTGACCTCGTCGTCGGCGACGGCGGCGTTGATATCGGAGGGGGCGACGTTCTGCGGCTTGTAGAGCATCGAAAGAGGCACGTCGAACTCCTTGGAGAGGTCCATCAGGTAACGCTTTTCGGCGGCGTTCTCGCGCATCTTCTCCTTCGGGTCCAGACCCTCTTCAAGGTAGTTGTCCGTAAGGCTCTTGAGGCCGGACTCGATATCCATGCGGTTCTGCTGCGCGTCACGACCGGCGTCGACGGTGACACGGCGGGGAGTCGTCCAAGTGACGTTCGTCCAGTACTCGGTCGAGCGGAGGAAACCGTCCTTGATGGCACAGCCGATGACGTAGCCCCAGACGGGGGTGAGGAAACGCTGGATCATCACCTGCTGACGATGCGAGAATTTGCGGTCGGCCTTGGCCACCACGAAACGCATGACCGCGCCGCCGGCCTTGGTCGGGTTCGCGCTGAATTCGTACGGGAGCATCCCTGCGAGCGAGTCACGCTCAAGGTGTTCGATGAATCCGTCGAAGGTCTTATTCGGGCGGTTCGACTCAAAGGACTCCAGGCGTTCGCCGGGGGCGAGGGCCAGCACCTTGCCACCGAG